GGCTGGTGGACTTATGCAACTCGTCGCCTATGGCGCCCAAGACGTGTTCCTTACCGGAACCCCCGAGATTACTTTCTGGAAGGTGTCTTACAGACGCCACACCAACTTTGCTATGGAATCCATTGAGCAAACCTTCTCCGGCCAAGCCGATTTCGGTCGCCGTGTAACCTGCACTATCAGCCGCAATGGCGATCTTGCCTACCGCACATACCTCCAAGTTACTCTCCCTGAGATTAACCAAAGCTTGTACACTGGCGCTGCCGCCGCCAACAAGGGTGTCTATGCCCGTTGGTTAGACTACATTGGTGAGCAAATGATTGCCCAAGTTGAGGTTGAGATTGGTGGCCAACGCATTGACCGCCAATACGGTGACTGGATGCACATCTGGAACCAACTCACCATGTCATCCGAGCAACAACGCGGCTACTTCAAGATGATTGGTAACACCACCCAACTTACCTACATCACTGACCCCACATTCAACGATGTCTCTGGCCCTTGCGCTAGCACCGGTGGCCCCAACCAAGTTTGCGCTCCCCGCAACACCCTCCCTGAGACCACCCTCTACATCCCTCTCCAATTCTGGTTCAACCGCAACCCCGGTCTTGCCCTTCCCCTCATCGCCCTCCAATACCACGAGGTCAAGATTAACCTTGACATCCGCCCTATTGGTGAGTGCCTCTGGGCCGTGCAAACCCTTGCTGGCACATCCGGAACCCAATCCGTCTCTGCTGCCTACCAACAATCCCTTGTTGCTGCCTCCCTCTATGTTGACTACATCTTCCTTGACACTGATGAGCGCCGCAAGATGGCCCAAAACCCCCATGAGTACCTCTTTGAGCAAGTCCAATTCACTGGTGACGAGTCCGTAGGCTCATCCTCCAACAAGATTAAGCTCAACTTCAACCACCCCTGCAAGGAGCTCATCTGGGTTGTCCAACCCGATGCCAACGTTGACTACTGCTCATCCCTTGATGCCGCTGGCGTCCTCTACCGCACACTCGGTGCCCAACCCTTCAACTACACTGACTCCATTGATGCTCTCCCCAACGCCATCCATGCCTTCGGTGGTCCTCTCTCCGTTGCTGCTGATGAAAACGCCTTCATCAATGCTTCCGGCCTCTTCCAAATGCCCGGTGCTCTTGAGGTATCCGGTGGCGCTTCCTTAAACCAATGGCCCGATGTTCCTTTTGGCACTGCTGGCCGTGAGGGCTCCCTTGTCTCCGATGCCGGCACCTTCGTCCTCTCTGAGACTGCTCTTGACATGCACTGCTGGGGCCAAAACCCCGTCGTCACTGCCAAGCTCCAACTCAATGGCCAAGACCGCTTCTCTGAGCGTGAGGGCAGCTACTTTGACGTAGTCCAACCCTTCCAACACCACACCCGTGCCCCCGACACTGGTATCAACGTATACTCCTTTGCCCTTCGCCCTGAGGAACACCAACCTTCAGGCAGCTGCAACTTCTCCCGCATTGATAACGCTGTTCTCCAACTCGTTCTCTCAAGCCCCACAGTTTCCGGTGTTGCCACTGCCAAGGTCCGTGTATACGCTGTTAACTACAACGTCCTCCGTGTCATGAGTGGTATGGCAGGTGTAGCTTACTCCAACTAAACGTACTGCATATATGCAGTTATATATTATTTTATTAAAAAACTCATAAAAAATTAATATAAGAAGTTATTTCTTATATTAATAGCAAAGGGAGTCTAAGAATCTTGTTCGACCCTAGCATCAAGCAAGATTCACTGGTTTTTGTACGAATAAAAAAAATACTTTTATTAAAAAATAATCAAACTTATTTCACTCCATATTTTTCTTTTTCTTTATTATCACAATTCTTCTTGTAAATTTCTGTGGCTAAAATACAGTTACTATTACGTATTTCATCAATAATATTACATTTTGTATCATGTATATCTTTGCTACATTTTATTAACTCCTCGCAAGACTTAATATAGATTTTTTTAATCTGTTCGCAATCCATTATATATATTTATTAGATTATTTTCTTTGGGTCTGAACAAATATAATAATTTTTTACCATAAACTGCAAAAAAAGCCGTAATCAAACAACCAATCTTAAGTTTTAAATTATAAAAATGATAGTGTAAAAATAATATAATATAAATATGAAAAAAGGTCATATTTATAATTCAAAAATATTAAAATAATTCTGGGTTCCTGGTGGATAAAGCTGATTTTAAATTCTTCACCAGTACAAATTAGAAGTTTTTCTTTTATTTTTCTTTGAGCGTTTGTTTTTTTTAGTTTTATTTTTTCCTCCTTTGCGTAATGTTGTTGTCTTGGCTCTAGCGTCCATCAGCAGATTAGCCACCTTTCCTAATTTGCTCAATATTTTAATCGATGTTTGCGCATCCTCATCCTTCTTCCGGTCTTCAGCGACAGTCTGCTCCTGGACAATGGTGAGCGGGCTCTTGCCCTTGTCCTTCCCCCCAGTAGGCGCCTTGTTGAGGTCAATGCCCGGGGCAGCCAGCAGGGCCTGGACGATCTCGGTCTGGCCCAAGTAGGCGGCCAACCAGAGCGGTGTGTGTCCATCCTTGTCTCCCTTGTTGACATCTATGCTAAGGGTGCTTAGCAGTATTTCCGTGCACTTGGGACTGCGAAGGGCCATATGGAGAGGTGTGCTATCAAAAAATTCTGGGTGGGCCCAGTTGATGATATACTTATCCCCAGACCATTTCTTACACAATCTCTTCACCTCCTGTACATTCCCCATCTCGACCGCCTGCCAAAGGTAGGGGGCCACCGCCTCCGCTCGATCCTTTCTTCTCTCTTCCCCAAAGTGTTTATTCTCCCACTCTTCGTCCCACTCCTGCTCCCTCTTCCTCTCCCTCTCCTCCTCCTCGTCCTCTATGTTTTTTTTCTCCATGTTATATAATAATATATTATATTTTTTTTAATGGTATAGATTTCTAAAATTCTATTCAACCTTTCACTAAATAATTTTTTACCATAAATTGCAAAAATAGTCCTATCAAACAACCAATATATAAATCAAATATAATAATAACACGTTGGTTTACTATGGATTCCTTCTCATAATAAAACCATGGTAGTGCAACAAAACCAAACGCTAATTGAGCTACTTGTGCTGAAGTAATATACACTTTATATTTATTAATCATTGGCCTGATGGTACTGAACAATGATAAAAAGTAATATCCATACATAATCGTATGAATACCAGAATTAATCAACGATGCAAAATAAACACCCTCAAACTCATAGAAATACCCTATATGCCAAACAAAAGTCGCACCAATATGGTGAAACTTCTGTAAAAAGATGGGTTGTTTATTTTTGGCATATAAAATCATTGTATCCACATATTCGTAATATTTTGATAGATAAAATAGAAAAAGTATCCATCGTATACCTGGTTGATTAAAATAAAACCCTGGTTCTGATGAAACCCCTTTCTTAACCAATACTAAAAATAGATTCAAAAATGTATATAAACTAAATACTTGCAAACTAAAATTATGAACTATAGAAAAAGAATGGATATCTGCAAAATGAAAAGATTGTAGCCATTTTTTGGGTGCTTTTAGATATTGATATGCAGCTAATGTAGGTAACGTAATGTGTAACATTTCTATATATAAATATCATGTGTTATTTATATATTTTTAGGTTAGTGTTTACGGGTAGCACGTTTTGATTTTTTGTTTTTACGTGTTTTGCGTTGTTTTTTGGCGGTTTTGTTTTTGCCACCATGTCTTCTAAAAGGATTTAATCTACTAAAAATACTACCACGGGCAGAACGTGTTGGAGAAACGGAAGCAGTTCTGGAAGTAGGTTTTATTTCTGAAAGTTCTTCTTGGTACTTTTTTAAAGCTTTTTCTTTTTTTTCTAGGTTATTAAAAAAAGATAGTGTTCTTAATTCTTCACCAGTAAGGCTATTTTTATCTTTTTCTCTTATTAATTCTATATTTCCATGAGTGTCTGCTTCAGCCCTAAGCAGATCTATGTCACGTTTTAAATGTAATATTTTATTATTTAATTTTTGTTCTTCTGAAAGTACTGTTGCGCTCATTATTCTATATATTAACGCCAGAAAAAAACGAGCTTCCCCCCCTAAATATAACATTATTGTAAAATAGACCTTAATGTTTACGAGTAGCACGTTTTGATTTTTTGGATTTACGTGTTTTTCTACCACCCAATCTTTTAACATGCATTTTTGTAATTCTATGCATTTTATCTAAATTAGTATTGTATCTTTCCTTTATTAATTTTATTAATTCATCTCTTATTTTCTTCTCTTTTTCATGATCATTTCCTTTTAGATTGGTACTATTTTTCATTTCTACTATTAACCCTGCTACTACTGTGTCGGCATCAGAATTCTCAAACGTTCCTTGCTCTTTAAAAATTTCTAATACTTTTTTTGACATTATTCCATGAGAATGTTTCGCATAATTATTTAAAAAATCTTCTGCTCTTATTTTTAAATAGGGTAAAAAATCAAAAGATAATTTATTATCAGCTTCATCGTCAGATTCTTCAGATAATGTACTCATTGACTTAGTGGATTCGGTAGAACCAGTTGACGAAGTAGATGATTTCCTAGTTCTAGTAGCAGTTGGTACTTTAATTTTAAACCTTCTTCTTTTTTGTGATTCAGTAAGACTTCCTGGGGAAAATCTTCCTACTCCTGATAAAAAATTCAAGGGCATTGTTTATCTTATATATTAAACCCCCAAAAAAATATAAAAACGTAAAATACTAAATATAATAATGTCGCTTAATACTTCTACTCTAAATACCCAAAATGATTTGTTATTGAAAAACCTTATGGAATTCTACCAACATCGTGATAATCTTGATAAAATGATGCGTATTATTAATGGTGAGTCTAAAATATCCCTCCGTATCGTAGATTGGTTCGTAACGAATTTCGCTAAAAAATATTATACTGTTTATGAACTACCATCTAAGACCACTGGTGATTTACAGCGTTTCAAAGTATACAATGATTACAAGCTCAAACTAAAAGCGTATAGTAAGAAGCGTTTTGACCCATTTTGTAGGTGGGACCGCATATCCATACCCTATGATGAATCAAAAATCATGGAAACCACGATTGGACAATTGAACTTTTTCAAGTGGGCAATAGAAAACAAAATAGTGGATTTTATTGAGACGAATTATGCAGATATTGAGGATGATATGAATCACCGAAATAGCACATCCAAACGCCGCAGTCCGACTGAAACCGATTCGGACAGTGTCTCTGTAGACAACACTAAGACAAGAAAGAAGCGTGAAGAGTTGTCTGTGTCAGCTTGCAAATGCATTAAAAAAGAGACTGTGAAAATCATAGTAAAATTCAATTAGCCCTTATACAAAATAATACACAATTTAACTTCGGTAACCTGTAGAAGGTCTATCTGGTTTATACTTTTTATATGTTTTGTTTGCACGTTCAATAACATCATAACCTAGGCGACATGGTATAATTACTATTTCTGTTATTATTAATGCACCGTACCACAATCCATCAGGAACATTCATCATTTTTTATTTGCTTTGGGGAAATAAAAAATACATATTATTACTGTCAATTTTTTGTTTAACGTCTCTTCCACTCTTGATGATTCTCTTCATGTTGAATCAACTCATAAATATAATCAGAGATTTGTTTTAGCCATACATTCCCCTGGTCACTTGAATCCGCAGAGTCATATGTGACATCCTGGTTTGTCTTTATTTTAAGAGCCATAGGTTCGTCTGACATCCATTCATCATGATATCGTTTACACTTCTGTAAATACTCCAAAGGAATTCCATCCTCGCCTTGTCTACTACGTTTCTCTACACGTTGTTTACATACCTCTGCGTCTGCGTCAATATAAACTATTCCATCTAATCCTACCTCATCTGAAAACTCCTTGTAAAACTTTTGGTATATTTGATAACATACATCATCAATTTTACCATCATCGTAAAGCATCTTAGCAAAGATACGTTTATCTGCGGCCAATGACCGTTCAAGAACTATTACTCTATACTGTCCACGACCGCTCTTTATTGCCTCACGAACCATAGATAATCGTGTAGCATAAGCCATCACTTGAAATGCAAAAGCATATTTATTGGGGTCCGCATAAAACTTTTGCAATATATTTTCGCCAGTTTGTGAGTCTTTAACGCTTTCCCAAACATCCAATGGTTCTCTCAAAAACAATATAGACTGGTCATGTTCTAAATGTGTTTCTAGATTTTCAATGATAGTGGTTTTTCCAGAGCCAATGTTTCCTTCAATAGAGACAATAATAGGTTTTGTTGACATTATGTTTTCTGTTTATTTAAATTATAGAGAGACTTGTTTAATCAATTTTTTAGATTATAATATAATATAAAAAATATTGCTATTGATATATAAAAATGACTAAGGGCATAATTATTCCTATATTAGAGAAATACGAAGAATTATTATTATGTAATATTCATTTGTTACGCAATGAATTAGGATGTACTTTACCAATAGAATTATGGCAAATAGGACAAGAAGTAAGTGATTCCACCCAACAGAAACTAGAGTCCTTAAGGGGACAATATAATTTATCCCTTAAAAACGTTGTGGATTATACGAACGACCCAAACCATTGGAAAGGTTGGCAGATTAAAGCATTTATTCTAAAACACACTGGATTTTCAGAAGTTATCTTATGTGATTGCGATAGTGTCTTTTTACAGAACCCTGAATTAATATTCAAGGATCCAAATTATATTTCAACAGGCTCTTATTTCTTTAAAGATTGGTTAAAACATAATCCTGAAAATAGAGAAATAGAAATACCTGCCAGGCGTGCTTTTATTCTTTCATTAATGCCAGAAAGAAATCAATACTTCCCAGAAGAGTGGAATTATATTTATAGATTGCCAGATACTGTACAAGCTATGTGGTATTATCAAGAGGCTGGTGTTGTCTATTTAAATAAAACTATGCATCCAGATATTTTAGAAACAATATATGAACTGAATAAAAACCATAAGGAAACCTACAAATACGTATATGGTGATAAAGAAACGTTTTGGTTGGCGTTCTGTATGAATAATAAACCCTTTTATATGAATCCTATTTGTGCAGAAAATTATAAAGCAGATACGAGATTACCATATATTGATACTCCTGGTACTACACCAAATGCATTTGGGCATTTCTATGGGAACCGATTTTTCTTTTCGCAGAAAGGTTATCCGCTTCGTAGAACCAATGTTGGTATGAATTTTACGTAGAATTATCAACCAGCAACCCAGAAAAATTATAACAGTTTTTTCATTAAGAAATCTTATTATTGGAAAGGTAAGGAATTAGAAATCCCCAAAGGGCGGGAGGGGGTAAGGGGTCTCCGTAGGTTCCGAGGGTTCCCCCTATTTTACGTAGATTTATTTATTCAATTCCCACAATTCTTTTAATGGTGCGCATTTCTCTATCTTGGCGTCCATTTCATCATTATTTAAAAAGGCCCATGGTTTATGAACACCAAAACTATCGTCTGAATAATAAGCCTCTACTGAAAACATTTTTGCTTTCTCCATACTAGGTTTAAAATTATTTACACAAGGGTTCGCAAAATAAACATCTTCATTTTCAGACCCACGCTTACATTTGGAAATGATTTCTAATGTTTTACTCTTTCTTCTCAGCGAAAATCCACCATTTCCTACAGCATCTTTCCAAGGGGCACCTACATAATCATATTTAAGAAACTCATCTATCAAATCATTATTTTCACCACATATTGCCGAATCTGTCTGAAATATTAAAAATATTTCGCTAGGAATGTTCTCATAGAATTCTTTTGTAGTTAACAAATCATTATAATCAGATATGGTCAAATTATCTACATTCAAATTTTTGGTAGTTATTCTTTCTTTGTATTCAGACAAATCATTATCAATAATATCCATAACAAATTCTTTATTTTGGTTACCATACATAATAACAATATTCCAATTATCTGGGAGATTTGTTAATGCATTCTTTAATACAAAGGATAAAGCTTTATGTTTGCGAGGTTCAACTATAATAGCAGTGTATTTTTCATCAAATCCTTCTTTCCTTTTTTTGTTAAATAAAACTAATCCTATTAGAGAAACTATAAAAATAACGAACATTAGAATAACTAAATTATTTTTAGACATTTATAATATAACTATATTATAAATGAAGTTTAATAGATACACAATTATGTATTTATTAATATTGTTAATTGTAATTTTATCATTTATTTATTATAATTATTTAACGATTGAAGGTTTTGATAATGAGAAAGTATTCCCGATTACTTTCTCAATACCCGAAGAAAAAATAACGTATGAGATTTCTAAGAAATCTAAAATAATATCATCCATAATTCCAGGGAAAATAGAAACATATATTTTTTCAAGTGAAAAGGATTATTACGATGAGTATAAAAAATCGTTATTCGCAATTACTACAAAAAAGGCAGGATGGGATTGTCTACGACACTACGAAATACTTGCTAATAATTGCATACCATATTTTCCTGATATTAAATACTGTCCTGAAAATACTATGGGATTATTTGATAAAAAGATGTTTATAGAAAGTAATAATTTATATGAAAGTGTTAAAAATAAAACATTTGATGAATTAACTAGAGAAGAATTGGAGAGTTGTTATGATTTAATTAATAAATGGCTTAGTTTTACAGAAAAGAATTTAACTACTACTAAGGTTGCAAAATATATTTTAAATAAAACTAATAATGAAAACGTTTCTAAAATATTGTTTTTGTCAGAAGATAATGGTGTAGATTATTTAAGGTGTCTTACATTACATGGATTTAAAGAATTGTATAAAGATAATTGTCATGACTATCATTTAGTTTCACACCTGTATAAATCTTATAGTAAA